TCGTATGTAGTGGCATTACTCCACTGTCCAGCAAAGTGGAAGCGTAATTTTCCTAGATCAATTAGTTGACTCATATTATATTAGCCTCATAAGTAAGTGTCCTTTGTTACCCCACTCAAACTGAATAGTATCTTTTGACCAAACCCATTGTTTGTAATCATACTTATCAATCACACCTTCTTCAGGCATTGAGACTGGAGTGTCCCCGTCTAAAACTTCTACATTCAAATTGCCTGTGTCAGGGTCTAGACGAAACCCGTAAAACACCTTGTCGGCTAAATCTGTGCCTTCATAAAAACCTGCCATTATGAGACTCCTTGTAATATAGAGAAGATAACATCAAGGCTACTATCTACTTTTGACGAAACAATTAGCTTGTCGCTAGTTGCAAGTACCAGTTTGTTACCTTTCATTAATTCAAAAGGCTCACCACTCTCTATTCGTTTATCTTTGTGGATATAGGTATCTACTCCACCTCGTCGCATTTTAATTGTAATTGGAACTGTTGTAGATAACAAATTAGTTATCGAACATCCAATTACAATCGATTTATCTACCGCACTAAAGGCCTCTACTTCAGTAGTACCTACAGCACGTGATATTGTATTTACAAATGTTGTTGCCATAGATTACCCCAGTGCAATTGCCATAATAATGGCTTTTTCTGTTGCTATTTGTTCAGTAAGAGCAGTACTTCCGCCTCCGCCCCCACTTGATAGTGAAGAAATAGTACCTCCACTATTTTTATAGTAAATGATACCATCAGCAGTATTTAACGCTAACTCACCGTCTTCTAAATCTGTTATAGTAGGAACTTTTCCTGCTATAGCACTTCTTCTAAGTTGTATTTTAGGCATTGCATTAATAGTGAGTACAATTCTAGTACCGCCACCTATAGTTGTAATACCTGCTGCGTAGCTAGTACCTGGATTAGTTACTGTTATAACACTATTACTAATACTGATTCGGCCATCGCCATTTCCGCCATTTACAACTATATTTGTTTGTCCATTATAAGCTACAAGAGAGTCGTATTGTACGGCTGAAGTAATAGTTCCAGTTACTGTTGTCATAATAGTTCCCTATTAATATGTGCCAGCATCAACAGTAGTTAAGAATACTGAACCACTAGTCACTGTAAATTGTGTACTATCAAAACTAGCTAAACCTTTTACGCTAGTACTAGCATAAGGAATTGCTGTTTGTGTTATTGCTGTAATTAAACCTTTTGCATTAACTGTAACAGTAGGAACTGTTACTGCATCACCAAAGTTACCTACGTTTGGATTAACTGTAGCCAATGTAAGTGCTGCACTTACTGCTGCAGAACCATCTACACTTGTTAAGGTAGCAGTTGCATCGCCAGTTAAACTTAAATTACGTGCTGTTTTCCACTTTGTGGCAGTAGCAGCATTACCAACTAATTCGGCATAAACATTAGCAACATTTACATCTTTATTAAAATTCCAACGATCATCTGCGCTAGAATAAGTTAAGGTAGCTGCAACTACAGGGCCACGAATAGTTAAACCACCGCCATCAGCTTGAGAAGCATTTGTAGCATCTTTAGCTAATTCAATATTTTTATCACCAATTGACACAGTAGTCGAATTGATAGTAGTAATTGTACCTAATACTTCTAAGTTACCTGTAACCGATGCATTACCAGCAATATTAATATTTGTTGCTGTAATATCATTTGAATTCAGTGTACCAGATACGGTTACATCATTGAAAGTAACGTTGCTAGTAGGGCCTAATGCCTGCGGTAAGTTAATAGTAACTGTGTTATCTGTGACAGCAGTAGTAACTCCTACTCCACCAGCAATTGTCAGTGTATCAGTAAGTAAACTAACTGTGTCTGTACCAGTGGTACCAGCAATAGATAAATTAGTAGCAACACTTACTGTACCAGCAGCAGTTAGTCGACCTTTGCTATCAACTGTAAAAGTAGGAATACTTGTAGCACTACCATAGCTACCTGCAGTTACTGCAGTATTTGCTAATGTAATTGCTGTAGAAATATTTGCGGAACCATCTACATTAGCAAAAGTTGCTGTTGCATCTCCTGTTAATTGTAAATTACGTGCATTTAACCATTTTGTTGTTGTATCTGCATTACCAATTAAATCTGCGGTAACCCGACGAGCTGTAAAATCTCCGTTTGAATCACGTTTAACTAAAGTACTAATAGTATTTAAATTAGTAGCTGCATCAACCATATCGGTATAGCGTTTACCACCAATAATAATGTGATTAACTGCATTTCCTGCAGTTTCCAAACCCATACCAATGTATAGTCTGTCACCACCATTACTTCCATTATCTGCTAAACCTGAGTAAGCTAGTTCGCCTGCACCTAATACGGCTGGGTTACCACTAGTATCACTACGTTTAATTTTTAAAAACGATGCCATATTATTATCCTTTAAAATTGACCAGCTTCAATAGTCTGCTGATCTAAGAGTCTGGTAGCAATCCATTTATTTGTGATAGTATTATATACAAGTACACTTCCTGCTTGTAAATTAGTCACATCAACGTCTCCACTATTGCTTATAGCCATTACAGTTGGAGGGCCCATCATGCCAGTAACAATTAATGTTGTACCTTTTTCTTCTGTAACAACTTGATTTACTGTTTGTGCCTGTATAACTGCTGTATCATTAGATTGAACTACTACAGTATCTGTCATCTTGTTACCTCAGGCACTAAGGTTAAATTACCTACCAAGAAGCTCAATATATTATTAGCACTATCAAATAATTCAACTGAATATACAGCAGTACTAAAAGTAAAGTTTTGTGTTTGATTGCCCAGTATAGTAATTGTAATGGTTTTAGACACGTTATTTAACGTAATCTGTGCATTAGCAGTACTGGCTTCGTAAATTACGGTAGGACTATCAACTGTTTCGCGGATTTGCATTCTAGCACTATAATTTGCTAAATCAACAGGTTGATTATATTCAATAACTCCACCACTAGTATAAGCTGTGTATGCCAAACTATTAATCTGATTTACTGTTACACTGGTTGAAGTAGTGCCTGTAGCTATATGGTAAGTATCCGAAGTTGGATATAATTCTTTCATACCACCACCAGCTACCTTAAATCTCCATCCTACAGGCAAGGTATGGGCTGAAGTAGTGGTAATCACACAAGGAGCACTTTTAGCAATTGCTGAAATAGGAACATATACTTTGGTCTCTGATTCCCAACGATATGTCTCTTGAAAGGTGCTGCCTTGATAAATTTTATAATTAAGTTTTGCTGGTTGCATTATATGATACCGCCTTTTATTATAACTGTTATAATAACTTATTCTAAATAGGCAAAATCCTTTTAGAGCATAGTCAATTCCTTAAACGAAAAAATTCTGAACTTTTTCTCACATTTTGATATATTATACCATAAGGGCTGCTACTTGTCAATGCAAAAAAATACCCTGCCCAATAGTTTGGGCAGGGTATTAATTTTTAGGATTATGTAGTATTTATTTGATTAAGCTATACTCCACTCTATAAATGCAGCATCTGTACCACCAGATACACTACTGTCTTTTGTATATCTTACTTTAACAGTATGGGTTCCTGCTGAAATTGGGCCACTTAAAGCCCCACTTTCATACTCACCGCTTCCACGTGCAAATAGTACGCCGTCATAATATATTTCACCAAAATCATATCCAGCTTCACTACTTACATGAAGGTATGCAGTAATTGTAGCCGCTTGATTTAAAGTAAAAGTTCTAGATACATACATATCTATATTATTTCTACCAGCTCCTTTACAGCGTAATCCGTCGTAAGTTGCACTTGGTGAGCCCCAAGTATCAATGTTACCTGAGTCATTAGTATCAAGAATAAAGTTACTAAGTACTGGTCCACTAGGAGCTACATATCCGCAGTATGCGGCATTATATTCAATAACTGCATTATAAGTACCACCACTACCGTCTGCATAAGTACCGTACCTAGTGAATCCAGTACAGCCTTGACTTAATAATGTACCTGCAACAGGATTTGCTGCTGTAATAGTAAAAGCTCCTGTTTGACGAGTATGACCAGTATCTACAAAATATACATAAATTGTATAAGTACCAGGATTAAGACCTGCTCCTGCTCCTCCACTAGGTCCTGTTACATTTCCACTCGCATCTAAGTAGTACGTTGGGCTATCATAGTTAGTACTATTAACACTAAACCTATAACTTCCACTTGGTGTAGCACCAGTAATATAAAAAGTGACACCGTTTGGATATACTGCAGTGCTTGGGCTAACAGATACTACTTCATTATATACTGGTGCAGTACTTGTATCAGTTACAGTTGTTGAGCCTGCATAACCTATAAGATTAGCATAACCAGGATCTGAGAAAAAGAATATAAATACTGTTTCATCTCCTTCCGTAGTTCCGTCCATTCTCATATTTCTATTAAAAGTAGCAGTATTATTATAGACAGTAACAAAGCCTTCGTTTGTAAATGCAGTAAAATCGTTAAGGTCTGTACTACCGTAATTAATCCAGTAGATCCGAGTACCGTCTGCAACGTTAGTAGTTGTAATTGTAAAAGTAATTAATCTATTTGTAGTTTCGTTAACTATGCTTTGATCGCGTGCGTATGAATAAGTTGGTGGAGGCGCTGTCACTGTCCAACTTGCTTGTCGATAATTTCCAGTATCTGGAAAATATACATAAACTGTATAACTACCAGGATTGAAATTAACTGCAGCTGCACCAGCACCGCTATCGGCCTCGCCAAGTGTATTTAAAGGTAAAGAAGTATCATAGTCTTGAGTATTTACACTATAAAGATAAGTACCATTTGGCGTACCTCCTGTAATCTGAAATCTTATACCACTTGGATACACAACAGAGCTAGGAGATATAGATACTACTTCATTTCTAGGAGTTTTACTAGTATCATTAATTGTTACCGCAGTCGAAGTAGCTAATATATTAGTTCTAGCTGCGTCAAGATATATTCGTATTTGGACGGTTTGTGCACCTTCTGTGCTACTGTCGGCAACAGTAGTTCTGCCAAACATTACAGTACCTTCACTTAAAGATACGCTACCTTGATTAGTATTGTCATTAAAATCAGCGGCTTCAGCACTGCCTATGTTAGACCAATAAATTGGTTGGCCATCTGGAATATTTGGAGAGTCTACAATAAAGAAAACTGTTCCTCCTTCATTCACAGCACTAACATTAGGATATATGGTCGCACTTGGAGCTAAACTAGTATCTGCTACTGTAATGGTACTATCTGTAACTCTTAATATTCCATCATTACCATTACCACCAGTTCGTAACTGCATAATAATATTTTGAGTACCTTCAGTAGTTAAATCATTTTTAAGTGTTCTTTCAAACCATCCACTATTATTAACTATTAATACACTACCATAATTTATATTACCATATGCATCATTAAAATCAGCACCGTCTGTAGTACCTATATTAGTCCAATATAAGTAACTATAACTTGGCACACCTGTAGTAGCTATATTCCATCGTATTGTTGCACCTTCAGTTACATAATTAGGACTCTCAGTATTAAGAGTATCATTAGACATTGAATATGTAGGATAACTAGTATCATTAATAGTAACACTTTTACTTGCTACTGTAGCACCATCTATGCTATCTCTTCTAAGTGTAAAACCTAGTGTTTCTGTACCTTCTAATGCAACGTCGTTTCGGATACCGATAGTCATAGTTTTAGCCAATGTTTGGTCAAATATAAAACTACCAGTTAATCCAGTACCTTGAGCAACTGGGTAACTACCACCATCACCATCAGGTTCGTATAAATATATTTGATCTAAATCACTGCTGTCTATGCCAGTAATTCTCCAAAATATATTTGTACCCGTATACTCCGCAACATTCATGTCAAATTGAATATATTGTCCTTCATTTGCTGCAGTAACGTATGCTGTAATTGTATGTGCTATATCTAAAGAAGTATCCGTAATATAAAATAATGCCGGCCATTCAGTTAGTATGTTATCAGTTCTAGTGTTATCTGGAGTACTAAATACTTTTATGTTGCCATACTCGAAACCTTCAGTCTTTTTATCATTTTTAACAGTAAAACTGAATGTAGCTAAGTTATTGTTCATAACAACACCTGTAAGACCCAGTACTGGATCATACCAATTAGTAGGTACAATAAAATCAGCTACTTCAAAAGTACTGTTACTAAAAGCTGGATATACTCTAGTCTGATTAGGAACGTATTGCCCTACAATAGTAAATGTAAAGCTGTCACCTTCATTTGCAAATATAGCTCCACCAGTTTGTGTTCCGTTTCTGAGACTATAACTAATAGGAGCCGATGTATCATTAATTTCTGCTGCTACATATGCTAATACTGTAGTGCCTTCAAATGCACCTATAGTAAAAGTTTCGGGTCCTTCGCCTACATTATCATTTCTAAGTGTTAATGTACCTGTAGCAGTACCAGTAGTTCCAACTGTAGATATTGTAAAATTACCTGTTAAAGTTGAATTAGTTACGTCATTTATATCAAAAGCCTGATTATCATTTAAACGTTGTGCAGACCAAGGAATAACTGTTCCATTTGCTACATTTTTAGTAGTTAATCTAAATGTAATGGTGGAACCTTCATTAACACTTCCATTAGATAATGTTCCAGATATAATTTCTAAACTATATGATTTTCGTTCTTTGATGGTAACACTAATACTAGCTTTACCATTGTTAAGTGCTAGTGTAAAAGTTTCATTACCTTCAACAACGGCATCATCTTTTAAGTTAATACTTAATTTTCCGCTATTAGCGTTTATAGTAATATAGCTACTTAAAGGAGTGCTAACTGTTTGATTAGGTCTATATTGATCAAAAAAGAATGCAAAATCATCCGCAGTTATATTAGTACCCGTAATAGTATAAGGAACCTGAGTACCATTAGGAACATTAAATGTAGTAAGTGTAATTTCTGTATAAAATTTATCTATTAAATTTTGGTATTCATAGTTATCGCCGTTTGGTTCCGCGGGCCAGTTCCCTGTTAGTACATACCCTGCTGGGAACTCTGTAGGAGTGTAAGGTACGTCAAATCCTGTTACATCTAAAATTAGGACACGTTGAAATAACTGATTAACAAATACATTATTATTGGATTGACCCTCATAAGTAAAAAAGTTACTACCTGATGTAGTTTCAGTACCTACATTATAGAAAGTTCCTGGAATTAAATTAACATATCCTGCAGCAAGATTGCTAACTGAAAATGATTCGGCTTTTTGATTTATATTTTTTAATATATTGCCATTCTTTTGATACCAAATTCTAGTTTCAGTCATAGTACCTTGACTGTTATAATATTTACTAATTCCTTCTGACAGTACAAAAGCTAAATTACTACCAGTGCTGCCAGTTATGGTGTATGGTAAACTGTCCACAGTTCCTGGAAGAGTTGGTCCTACAAAATTTATCAAATCTCGTACTTGTAGATAACCATAAGAATAATTATCTAATTTAATATGTTTTTTATTACTATCAAATACGCACTGACTATTAGCTTTAAATACTTGTACTCCATATCCAGTACCTAGTGAAGATATAGTATCTGCTGCAAAAAAGTAAGGTATAGGTAATAAAGAAATTACTTGTGCTTCACTCATAGTTTGTAGTCTATCTACTGCTATAAGTATATAGATTGAAACTATAGGATAAGCATTACCCAAGCCTGGAATATCTCTTAGTGCATTACTAGCAGTATTAACCTTAGGGCCGCCTTTTTGTGGAGAATACCAAACGTCTTGACTCTGTGTATCGGGTAGTTTAAAAGCTACAAAACAATTAGCATTATTGGGTGCAACATATTTAGCTTCATATACTCTCCAAGCAGTATTCACTCTATCATCATAACTATGAAAAAATTGTTGTGCTGTTATTTGATTAAATTCAGCACTTACATCTGTTGTTTCATAATTGTAACCTACATAAGAACCACTAAAAATCCAAGGCTTTACATTGGTATCGTCAATAATGACTTGATTATTATTATTTGTAAATTTAAATCCATAGCTCATAGTGCAAATACCATTAAAATTGTTGGTTTTACCCAGAAAAAGCCTGCTATTCCTGTAGTATCATTTTGTTTATATCTTATTATAGGGTATCCTACTGGAGAAATATATGGGGGCGTTACATCAGTTGGACCAAATAGTTTGTATTGATGATCTCCTGTTTGTATAGGTATAACATATATATTACGACCAATTAAGTCTGTGTAAGGTACGTTACGAATTATAGTATCTCCCAAAACAGGGAGAGTCAAGTATTCAACAAAGACTCCTCCTTGACTACTAGTATCATAGGTTATACTCCCCGCACTATCTTTTAATTGCATTCCGTATGCCATATGTATCCTTATCCGAGTAAATTACCTATTAACACACGTACTACTCCGCCTGCATCAAATACTTTAATAGTATTATTTGACATTTGTATTCTTTCACCGCTTCTAGCAGTTCCATTACTATTATACGGGCCAATAACTAATGAATTTGCATCAATTGAACCAGTAGTAATCTTACCACCTAAAATTTGTGTAGTGTTATTATTAATATCTGTGGCTGCACCGCCTGTACTTACTTTGCCATTTAATCCACTGGTTAAATCAGTTGTATTTGCCTTAGCGCTTAAGCTTGAATTTACATCAGTAGTATTTGCTTTAGCGCTTAGGTCAGTAAAAGTTACTAAACCATCAAAAGTAATTGAAGTTATAACACTTCCCAACTCTACTGATACAGGAGTTACACCATAAGCAGATTCAGTAACATTATATCTAACAGCATATGCTTTTTGACCAGCACTAGGTGTAAATAAAGAATGAGACCAGTCTGCACCAGGAGTACTAAATGTACCTGTAGTCCAGTTCCAAGAACTAGCAGTAGGACTTGGGGCTGGTGGCGGACTTGTAGCACTAATTTGATAGTATAAAAATCCACTAGCATTTCTAGGCCCTTTTTGACCTTCTGCTCCTCTTATACGTGCCCAAGTATATAAACTTTTTACACTGCTGTCATCAGGATTATTATCTGTATAAGTACCAATAAAATCACCTGGTACCTCACCATTAGCACCAGTAAAGCTTTGTGCAACACCATCTACAACATCATCACTATATTTAATGTGTAGGTATGCAGTTAAACCATCATTATAGTCTTTTCCAATTCCTTTTTCAGGAATATATTTTGCAGCAGCACCATTGGTAACAGTACCGTTAGCAGCTATAGTATTTACTCTAATAAACACGTCGCCAAGTACATAATCATCGTGCCAAGTATTAGCATTTTGCGAGTACTGTACTTTAATACTGCTACCATCATTGTAGTCGGTACCTTTAATAGGCGTTTTACCGTCTTTATATTTGGTAAAAGAAACCTTTTTAGTGATTACTAAACCACCTACTGTAGCTGTAAATGTTGCTTCTGCGTAATTTGCATTAAGACTATCAATGGTAATAACTCCAGAATTTTGATCAATTCTATAAGTAGCGGCACTACCACCAGTATAACTAACTTTTGCAAATTGAACTAACGCAGGATTAGAGTTTAACAGTGTATCTCCGCGAGCAACAAAAAATGTTGTTGTAAAAGGAAATTGGCCTGATTCTGGTACACCAAGTTGGTCGCATATAATTGGCTTAGTATCATTATAAATAACTGCAGTAAGCCCATCACTGCCTAAAATTTGACTAACAGTACCTTGTTCATCAAAACTACTTAAAGCATTTTCACTTACAATAACTTTTACTACTCTGGTCTCGCCAGCTGGAAAAGGATATAGTCTAAAAGTATTTCCTGTTGGTAAGCCTATAGAGGCGGTAGCCCCCTCTCCAGTTATTTGCACGTATCCTGTACCTGGATTAACATACCAACTATAATTTGCAGCACCAGTATAGTTACTAGCAGTTGCTGTAAATGTCATATAAGATGGAGTTACAGTAGGCGGAGTAGTTTTATTATCTGTTAAAAACGCTAGTGCGTCATAAGTTAAATTAACGCTTCTAGCAGTATTACCGCGTACACCTTGTTTAGACTTTGAAAAACTTTGGCGTACTACAAAATCTTGATGTGTTGAATCAGTTATTTGAACACGTACTGTATAATCAATATAAGCAGCATCTGCTGTCATAGCAGAATGTTGATCGTATTCTATATATGTAGGTTGTATGTTAGCAGAGCCATCACATACAATATTAACGCCAACAGTAGGTTCTATTACTCTCCAAGTATCTGCAGCAAAACCATCTGTACCAACATTATCTGTAAGTAAAGTCTGTGCACCTTTTTTAACTGTAATAGTAGTACCACTACCAACATAATTTAGCGAATCTGTTCCGCCATTTTCGTCTGCTGTAATAGTATGTGTTTGATTACTTAATTCAACTTGTATTTGAGTGGAACCGTCACATATTCTATAAATAGAAATAGTATCAAAAGTTGTACCTACAGTAGCAGTTACTTCTACATAGCCTAAATCAACATTATAATCTAATGGATTACTGAATTGATCGTTAGTAATAGTAATACTTTTAGTGTCAGCAGATACAGTATAACCAACTTGCTGATTACCGTACTGTGCTCCCAACTCTACACCTGCGCGACTAAACGCTCTAGTTCCCCAAGATACAAGTCCTGTTAAATTTTTAAGTGTAGCAGTAATTGTAGTACTTGCTACGGTGCTTCGTTTTTGGTTAACATCTTTATATATAAATTCTTTGATAGGTGTAGTTAGTTGAACAGTAGGTGCTGTTTGACCTGCTATGCCTTTATATACATTGAATACTTTTTCAACAACTAAACCTTTGTAAGTAGCTCTAAATATTACACTACCGCTATTGCCAGTCATAGCACTAGCGCTGTATGCACCAGTATTTTGATTAATTGTTGCAACTAATCCACCAATAGCAGAACCTGGTACCACACTATAAAAAGGCCCGTTAGTAAAGTCATTTTTACCTGTAACGTCTTCGCTAAAACTATATAATTTAAATATACCTTGTGTTACAGCCCAGTTACCTCCACTACCATCACTGGCGGTAGACAGGGCTGCTGGATCATTAGTTAAATATCCATATATACTAGTATTTTCATCATAAGTCATTGCACTATATTGCTTAGATATAGTAAACTCAGCTGGATCAATACTACTAATTAAAGCATATTTTACATAGTATACTTTATTTGTTTCTAAACCTGTAATAGTAGTAGATAAACTATTAGTTTCAGAGAATAACGTACCCTGACCTGCTATTCGCGGGTCAAAGGGCGTTGTTGTACTGTACCAAACTTTTACAGCAATTAAGTCATCGCGTACATCAGTAGTTCTAGATAAGTCGTACGGTGTTGGTATAACTAAATGTAATGATCTTATACCTGAATTTAGTTGTGCTGGCATTTTTATCCTTTAATCAGGGATTTGGATAGTTTTCAAAACTATATTTCCCAATAAGCTTGTAGAGCTATATGCCCCATTAATGTCTAAAGTTCTACAGGCTACTCTATAAGTAACACCTGCTTCTGATAGTCTTGGAGTACTAAATTCTGTTAAATCTATTTGTCCAGTTCCAGTAGCTTTTACTACCTTAATTCCATTAGCAGCACTGGGAGTAACTTCCCAAAAATCTGCTGATCCAGTATTTTTCTGAATTCTATATTCGTATGACTTAAACATACTAGGATTTACGGTTGCAATGGGTTTCATTATTAAAAACTTACTGTCTACATCTAAAAATAGTTGCTCAACATTACCATAGTTACGCATACTGCCTACAACATGAGTAGATTCTGCTGTCCAGGAACCAACTCTACCATCTGTAGTAACATATCTAAGTTTTATTTTATATGTCTCACCAGTTCTAACACCTGTAATATTAACTACACCTGCATTATAATCAGTACTAATTACTGTAGCATTAATTAAATTTGGTGTACTTAAATAATAACTACACTGTACAGAAGCTACGCCTTTGGGTAAATCTTGTGGATTAACATAACTAACGCTTATTCTATGCTCTAAAGTACTAGGATTAACTAGTTTTGCAGCAGAATCATCACTAACTATTTGTGTAATAGTAGGCACGTCAGTACTTCTAAAACCATTTCTTGCATACTCAGAAGGTAATGTCATATTAGACGAAAATATAGTGTTCTCAGTTAGTGCTAAGTAACCTGTAAATAAATTATAAGTATCAGTAATACCATAGTCAACCATAGTAAGTAAAGCAGACTTATTAGAAGAAGTCTCAATACTAATTATTATTAGATCTTGTGATTCTTTATGGTACTCACCAAACATAAACAAATCTTCTTCGTTAACATCAGAAGTACTTTCACTTAGTGTAACTTGAGATATATATCCAGCAGCTATCGATGTATTAACTAGGTTTCGCTCTACGCTAGCACCTGTTCTAGTTCTAAAACGTATAGTATAAGGTTTTCCGACTTCTACAAATACTGGCTCGTCAAGTACAAATGTTGTAGTGTTTATTTTTGTTTTTACTCTACCACTACCTACACCCCACATTGGTACATCATGCATAACTTTAACTCGGTCACCACGATTACAAACCAAATACTCAATATCACAGTTAAGTTTATATACTTCCGGACGTAGTTTAGCTTGAGCAAAATGCCAGCGAGCATGATCAATTGCTAAACTTTTCTTAGTAACTCCTGGTAAAGATATGTTTTCAAATAACTCAGCATTTCCTGAATTTTTTCCAGTATTATAAATAATAAGCTCTGATTCTTGATATTCTGCAGCTTCGTCAAAAAAGTTAACTTTTAAAGCATCGGGTAGTTTTGGTAAAGATTTAACAGCATCAAAACCCCAACTATTATGTGGAGTAAAGTGTTGTACAATATTTGTTTTTGGTTCGTCAATTACTACAGTCCACCTACCATCTACCATGGCAGGACTAGCTCTACCCGCCGCACATATATCTCTAAGTACTTCTAGTATACTACGTTGACTGGCTAATACACTATTATACTCAAATCCTTTACCTAAACAATATTGGTGCCAATATTGTATTTGTTGAAGATTAATTTTACTAGCAACGTCTGCTTCTTTAATTCTTTGTGGGTTTGCTGGATGTTTTAATATATATAAAAATAATGCTGCCGGATTGTTAATAGGGCCATCTATCCAGCTAGTACCATTCCAACTAGGTCCCCAGGTTTGTACAACAGCATTTATACCTTCAATATTACCACTTAGTTGATCGTTAGCTTTAATTTTAAGAGCCGTAAGTGCTATATCGGAGTTTAATGGAAACTCTACTGGATATGTATTACGAACAAAAACTGTTTGTAATAGTATAACTGATGTAAACATTTGATGTTTTACATTACCATTCGGCTCGTTCCTAGGCCACTCAGTATCTGCACCTGTTTTTCTTCGTACTCTTACCTGCACTTCTTGTGTACTATTTAAATCGTAGTAGGTTTTATTTATAGTAAAAGCATCTTTTTTAGGTGTACCATCACCAAATTCACTATTTTCCCAAAGTGTCCAACCACCAGTACCAATCTTTATTTGTGTTTCATATTTAACTTTTGCTTCAGTAGGTTTACCAGCATCTGCTTCTTCAACAGGTATTTTTCTTAAACCTTGTGGAAAATGAAAAGACATGGTAAAATGACTAATAGGAACTATATTTCCTTTACTATCATATTGTGGAGGTCCACTAGATGCGGTTGCCCAAGGTCCGAAAGTACCTAGTGTAGCTTGATTAACATAATCACCTGTTAAAGGCGCATCATATATACCCGCAGCTGCAAGCGTAAGATTTTGAGTAACTGTGAAATAGTCTTTTCCGTAAATATTAATAACTTCTTTTAAATTTTGCTCATATAAAGAAGTAGTAACTCCATTTGCTACAAATAGTGATTTACTTTGCCTACCATCATGAATTGCTAATTTCGGTATCTCATATTCAACTATGGGAACATTACCGATCTGTAGTGTAGCGGTATCAATAATTAGTGGAGCATATCCCCATACTAAAAGCATGGTTAAATAACTTTCAACATCTTTCTCAAATGTTAAATTATTAAATGCACCAAGTGGAGGAGTTACACGAACTTTTCCAAGAATTACAGGGATAGCTCCATAAGGATTACCTCTATTACTACCGCCATTAACCATTAACTGGCGCTCACTAGAGCCTGGATCTGCAGCTCCTCCTGCTGGAGGCCTTATCGGGGCAATAACATTAATTAATGCACTTCCAACAAACGTTACCCCTGCTACAGCTAAACTAGCTAAAAATGGTGAGCCCGCTAATACTCCGCCGGCAGCACCTACACCTACACCTATACTACCACCTAAAGCATAATTAGCTAAATAGGGGGCTGCCCAAACTAATGCTAATACTAGTACTAATCTTCCAACTTTGGAATTTTTTCCAGGTACAGCTCTATACTCTACCTTATCTGTTTCTTGTAATGTAACCTCAGACCATTTATCTTGTGAAATTACAATGCCATTAACTAATATATGTACTCTGCTTTCTAGTTCACTAGAAATTTTATATTCGGTTCTAATCCAGTCGACTAGTTCATTTAATTTAGTGCCTGGTAAAATTGGTACAACAAATCTTTCTGTACGAAGTGGATGTGGTACTACATTTAAAATACTGCTTTTATTTTCGCTGTATTTGTAATATCCTACAATTCTTTTATTCCACCCAAAAGATTCTAAAGATTCTATAGCACTATCCATACCCTCTCTAGAATGAATAAAATGCGTATCGCTAATTGCAACACCAATATGCGAATCTATACCCAATACTTTAAATAATACTAAGCAACCTTCTGTAGGAGTGTCAATTGGTTCCCAACCTTCACGGTATTGAGCTATTAGATCTTGCATACGAGCTCTATCTTCTGGCTCATAATCACTACTAAAACTAGGTAAGTCAATATTGTATTCTTGCTTATAGATAAGACGTGTTAATCCCCAGCAATCAATGCCATTTATGTCTCTGCCCTTGTCTAAGAAGGGTATGCCTATGTATTTATTTGACCACATTAGAACATTCCTGGAAAATATTTTGGAGAAAAACTATGCATAGGAAATGGCTCTCGTTCGTAATCTACCATAGCTATCTCCGCAGTTACTGATTGGGCATTATAATTAAAACTTGTAATATAGAATCCGCTAAATGAAGCTTCTATATTATTAGGGGATTTAGATAAAACTAATTCCATTTTTACTTTACAAGGGCCAGTAATAGTTCTAATAATTGGTGTGACGTATCTAGTAACGTCTTGTAAAACTATACTGCATCTAGGTGCCTGAGCATCTTCTTCGGTAGGCAAACTTATTTCCATAGGTAAAAACGTAAAGTTTTCACCATTACTGAGTACTCCATATACTACTTCTTCACTAGTTTCGCTAATACGTTGTGTATATCCGTCTGACAACCTAGCTACAACTGTAGTGGAATCATCGGGATCATATATAGTTAATAAAAATAATAGATCACTATCAGCTTCTGGCGAAAAAATCGCACGGATAGCTTCAGGTGACATTGTGGTTAATCTACTCATGGTAATATTTCTAGTTGCATAGCTACTGACCAGTATCCTGGTGCAAGATAAGTAGTATTGTATAAAATACCATCGCCTTGTGGTGTAATTCTAACTTCTACTACTTGTGCTGTTCTTGGATGTGGAAATCCGAAACGTACAGTTCCTTTTATAGTAGTTAGAACAAATGTTTCAAGTTGCCCTATTTGTGTGGTCGACATAATAAAAGTTACTTGCATAACACTTGGTTTTTTACCACGATATCTTTGTTTTGCGGGACCAGAATCCATTGGAGACCTTACTAAAAGGACTCCGTTAGATTCTGTATATCCTTTTTGTGGACTTTGTGGAAGTGTTGCGGGCCATACGTATGAATATGCCATATTTATCTCCTAATTAATTGAGGCTGTAATCCAAATGTACCGCGCATAGCTTTTTGGGATTGACTACCGTTTCGTGCTAATTCTCCAGCAGTCATTTCTCCTATAAGTACCTCTATCTTACGATTACCACGGCTATCTACACTTTCTGTGGCTTCTGCTTTTTCGCCAGAATAGTTGTTAACAACTATTTCTACACTTCCGCCACCACCGCCTTGAACACCTAAAGTACCATTACTATCACGTTTTAATGGCATAATAGCTTCTGGTCCTGCCTCACCCATTAAACCTGCACCTTTAGCAAATCTAAATAATGTTGGCTCAGTTACAATTGAGTTAGTAAACATTCCGCCTTGAGCAAATTTATCTATTCTACCACTGGAACCGTACACTAATCCATTAGCCCCAATGTTGCCAGTTAAATTAACACTTCCTGCATCTATAAATGATGAGCCTGTTCCACCTGGTGTACCAAAGCCTCCACCCCCACCAACTAATGAGGTCATAAACTGTAAAATACCTGGGCGCATAGCAGCATACATAGCAGTTGCTTGCAGTTGCATTTCATAGCGAATTAATCCTTCAATCATGCTACTAATTAAACCATCAAAAGATAATTTACCAGTTTTAGCAAAGTCAATCATAACATCAGCCATACCTTGGAAAGCTTTTTCGAATATATCACTATAAGCTAATGCTCGTTGAGAATACTGTGCATCTTCTAAAGATAATTTTTTCTTGGCTTCTGCAACTCTGGTGATACCCTTATATTCTGTTTCATATCGTTTACTGATATTTTCCATGTCTTGTGTAATTTCAGCTCTACGTGCTGCACCTGCATCGCCTTCTTTTGTATTTACGTATTCTTTTACTAATCTATTTACATCTTTTAAGTAGTTTATTTCTAAACTAGCTAACTTGCTAGTTTCTTCTTGCTGTTGTTTTGCAAGATCTAAGTTTAATTTTCTTACAGCCAATTCATCGGGACCATAACTATTGCGCTTTTCAGCAAGTTGTAGTTCTGATGTTTGAACTTCTAAGCTATCTCTTTGCAATATATTACCAGTTTCTATTTTAAAATTACGATTATTTAGTGCTCTTTCTTCAATAGCAAATATACGATTATTTATGTCTAATTTTTCTTTTAAAGCGGACGCTTCATTTTTATTTGTTTGTTCAGCTTTAATAGATTTCTTTTTACTGAGTTCTAATATATCATAATTAGTTGCTAGTTCTTTTAAAGCTGTTTCTGAAACTAGGCCTTTAAGATCTTTAAGTTTTGCGTCTTGATTAATACGATCAGTATTAATTTGATTAAGTTGCAAATTATATTGAACTAATGCTTGTTCATCTTCTAAAAATCTTCTTTTTGCTACTTGATTTTCTGTAAGGAAGCCGTTCTGTTGTTGTAGCTGATCTATTTGTTTTAGTTCAGTATCTACCCCCATCTGCGTTAACTTTAAGTTATCTGCAACCAACTGGTTATTTTCTTCACGAACTTTAATCTCAGTTTTTAAGTTATCTAATTTTTCACCAGTATTTATTTTTGCACGTTGTGCATCTGTTTCTACAAACTTCTGTATTCCTGAACGTATTTGACTTAGTCTTGCAATATACTCAGGTGCATCTTTTCCAAATTTTGTTGCTGCTTCGCTAATTTCTTTAAATAAGCTTGTAGAGGTGGGTGCACCCTTACCTTTAGCACCACCAATAAAAGCCTGATACTTTGAAGTAATATCTGCTTCTGATTCAGCTGCACCTAATGCTGAAGATGCTGCAGCTATACCTTCAGGACTTCTGTTTGCACCATTATTATTTGCTCTTGCACTTGCAAGATTAACTGCTGCAGTATTAGCCATTAGAGCTGCAATTTGACCATACTGTGCACGAAGCATATCTTCTTGCAACTTTAGCATGTACTTTTGTTGAGCAAATTCTCGTTTATTTATTTCAGATTCTATTCTTGCAACTCCAGGTACGCTGCCTATCATACTTATAATACCACGAGCTAAATCAATACGGGCTTTTTCAAAAGCATCTGCTAGTGCTCTGCTTATTAGTGCACTGCCTTTAACAAACGCATCAACAGCCATTTCCCTAAACTTAGGGCTATTCATTAATTCAGCAATTTTTGCACGTTCTTCTGTATCTTTTTTAGCCAATGCTGCAAGCTCTTCTTGCTTTAAATTCATTTTATCTGTGGCTTCTTGTAGCTTATCTAAGCCAATAGTATCTCCGCCTTGAGCAAGAACCATATCACGATCAACGCCGCCATATGCTTTATTCAGCTTCTCGTATTCAAGTGTTAGTGGTGCTAGTTCCTCTCGTGCTTTTCTTAATTGAATAGAAGTTTCACCATGCTTTTTATTAATAGCATCAATTTCAGGTTTTAAACGATTTAATTCTTGAACTATGGCTGGATTAAATATACCGATTGTTGCAGTATCTTCTAGTAATTTTTTCATACTATTAATACCAGCTACAGGGTCTGCTAATGCACCTACCATTTTAACAGAACTAGTAATCATGTCATCACCTAATTTTGTAAGTGGTGATTGATCTAGTGCTGATTTGGTAAAGTCTTTGTATGAGTCGCCTAATTTTTTAATAGATTCATCAAATTCTGTGCTACGACTAGCAACTATGCTTTGCTGATTAGCAACTTTCTTTAAACCTTTTTCAATAGCTTCAACTTTTTTAGCAGCTTCTGGGCCACCTTTTTTAATTGCCTCTAACCATGATATTTGGTTATCACCAGCAGCACCTAACTCTGCAGTTACAGTTTTTAATGCAGTTTCACGAGCTACATCGCTATCAATAGCAGCAATAGTTTTAACAATATTTTTTACAGAGCTTTCTGCAAATTTACTTAATTGATCTTTACCAACCATACCCGCTAAACTATCAGTAAACCTATCCCAACCTGTGGTAGCTTTATCTAATTCTTGAAACTTTTCTCGTAATGTAGTAAGTCCATCAACTAAACCTTGTATGGCATTTGCTTGTGCGGTTAAACCTCTGGCATTAAACACCTCGCTAGAATCTATTTTTGACAAATACTCTAAAGTACGCCCATAGGTTTTAATTGCTTCATCGGAAGCTTCTATTGCATCAGTAAAAGCTTTAGCTTGTTCACCATTTTTAGTAAACCACGAGTCAATTAACATAGCAATACCAGCAATAGCAGCACCTAGTGCTAAGTATCCTTGTAAAGCACCAACAAAACTACTAACGGCAGTAGTAGCAATAGTTACAGCTCCGCTAATACCGGTCATGGTTTTGCGGATAGGTCCCATATCAGACTCTTTAATATTCTTTCTTAATTCACCAAAAGCACCCATTACACCAATAGTGCTAGTATCTGTACTAGCACTACTTAGAATTTGTTTACTAGCTGCTACGGCTGCTGTGCGCTTAGCCATCATTTCGGCACGGCCTTGTGCAGAACCTATACCCTGCTGTGCATTTAATTTAGCCGTAGTGTCTGCTACAGCTTTACCGAAAGCTATTTCTGCGTTTTTACTAGCCTCAATGGCTTTTGCAGCATTATAATAACGTTCGGCAATATCTTGTTTACCTTGATTTTTATATCTATCGCCAACTTTATTTAAGTAATCTAATTCTTCTTTAGTTACTTCTTGACTAGCTTTTTGTAAAATTGCATAACCCTTAGACTGCTTACTAAAACTAGTGGTGCGTAATGATTCGATCTTTTTTACAGCAGAGTCTACCGCAGCAATTTCTTTTTCTGCGGCTGCTTCAGCTTGGCCTTTTACTTTTTCGGCTTGAGCAACTTGTGCTGCTTTTGCATCAGCCGCGCGTGATTCAGCAGCTTTAGCTGCCATTACTGCGCTAGATGCGAGTCCTTCACGATATTGTGTAATTGCAGGAATAGCTTGCTTTACAAGTGTAGTAGCCAAATAAGCTATACCAGCAGTAAGTGCGGTAGGGCTTTGGCTCAAACTACCTAATAGTGGGCCAAGTACTTTGTTTACTGTTTCTAACCCGTTTTGTGCTAAGTCTTTTAAACTAGCTAATAACTTATCATACGGATTAGTAGGAATATTAATTGCGTTAAATTTATCAGTACCTTCTTTTAGCACTGCATTTGCAAATGCCTGACGACGTTCAAAGTCTGTTAGCGCACTTGCACTTTTACCTACCGAACGAGCATAGTCTTCAGTAGATTTATCAAGTTTTGTAAAAATACCTAATTCGTCTAATAGTTCAGGTTCTAGTTTAGTAATACCACGGGTTAAACGGCTGACTGCATCAGTCATACTTAAACCAAGTGCTTGCGAAGCATTTTTAGCAACACTTCCTAATTGCATCAGTTGTTTTGAACTCATGCCAGCACTTGTAGCCTTAGCCGTTGCTTCCATAGCATCACGTAAGCTTAGTGCTCCACCACTTGCATTTGCAAGATTTTTAGCTAAACTTCCAAGACTTTGTCCGCTTGTAGCCCCTAATTGATTTAAGCCTTCTACCATATTGGTAGTATTCATAGCTTCTCTTAAAGCATTGAATGCAGCGCCAACGGCAAATAAGTTAGCAGCTACTGTAGCATATAATCTAACTAGTCCACCGAGACCTTGTGATTCTTTTGCAAAGTCACGAGCACCCGCACCTGTCCCTACGGCACCTCTAGCTCTGCCATAATCTTGTCCGCTAACTCCTTTATCGCCTTCGGCTTTAAAAGCGCTTTGCGCTGCTTTTGTCATCTCTCTGTTAAGAGCCTTTGCTTCATCAATGCGTTTTTGCATTGAGTTTGACTTATCGCTAAAGGATAAGTTGTAATCTATTGTTTCACCGGCCATACAGTCTCCTGGGCTATAAACTTGAAGTAAGTAAATATATTTGTTACCATTATATCATTATAGGAGCACGTTGTCAAACCAAAAAATTTTTAGCAATAAAAAACCCGCTAATATTACTTAGCGGGTTTTTTGGCTTGTTTACGCATTTCTTCAACCCTGACAGAATCAATCATATTTATTAAGTTATAATAAAAGGCTTGATCAATCTTAGGGATATTATAGGCGTCAAAAACTTGAAATATTGAATTTAAGTTTTTTCCTAAATAACTGCCTGCTACAAATTCCCATTCATCTCTTAATACTCTATAAATATTAAAGGCTTCTTGTACTTCGATAGCAAAATCAGCTAGCTCTATAGGTATATCTTGATCTACAGGCTCTGTTCCCAGTTGCTCACACATATCGAAATACTGTTCTTTGTTCATTGCAACAGCACTATTTTGTTGATAGTTAACTATCTGTTCTCTAACAGTAATTAACTGGTCTTCGTAAAATTTGCTAAATCATTCACCTGTTCACTAATGAAGTTATCAAACTGTGAACTATTTTTCATCAGCATTAAAGCATTATCTTTGCTATAAGCTAATTCATCAAGTGGGTCAAATTCAGAAACATCTACAGGTACTAATAAATTTACATAACTAAATCTAAGCCCTTTCCAGCCACGAATAGCTGCATCAACATAAAGTTCTAAAAATAGTTCTTCGTTGAATTCGTCTTGAACAGCCTTACCTTTAAAGGTATTTTTTGTAGACTTTTTTCGTAAACTGATTAATGTTTCACGACTCATGTAACCAATATCAATCTTGAATTCAGGAAAACCTGGATACTCAACTTCTACTGTTTTTGATGGTACTAGTAATGATTTTAGGCTAATTTCCTTTGCCATAATATTCCTTGATTTTATTCTGTATTAGATTTAAAAAATAGGTGCTGGAGATCAACCCAGCACCTGCTGTTAGCGTTACAGCTTAAGCCGTAGCGTAATAGTTGACAGTAACTTCGTTAGATTGGTCAATATCAAAGTTAGTACTTGCAGAACCTTGGCCCGTGAAAGTAAGTGTTGTACTAATAACTTGTTCTGTATTAACAGTAGGTATTTGTAACATAGCTGCAGGTAATTTAATGTCTACGTGTGTGCCAGTGGCTCCACCCATTTGAACAACAATTGCATAACTTGGATTAATTTCTGTAGCAGCACTTGCTAATAGACCGCTTAATAGTGTACCAGTACTTTGAGCACCGCTACGTAAGTACGCAGTCAATGTACCTGTAACACTACGAGTACCTGTAAAATAAGTAATAGGAAGATTAACAACACCCAGGTTAGCTGGAGTTAAATATGTTAAGTTGTTACTTAATGTAATACTTCCGCCAGTAATAGGCACATTATAGTCAGTACCTATAAAATCACCAATTGCATCATTAATTTGCAAAATAGTAAGTTTGTTAGTAATAAACTTAGCTGTAGAATTTTTTGCATTAGCACTCTCAACACCTGTAGCACCAACATCAGCACCAGTAAATACAACTGGACTAGCTTGATTAGCTGTCAAAGCGATTTGACGAATCAAACTACCTTTTCCAGCCCATTGGATAGAGGCAATAGCATCAATACCAAAATCAATAGTAGCTGTGTCTAATGCGCAGTTATCAAGTGCATAAGCTAAATCATCAAACACAACAATCAAACCAAAAGCTTGTAACTGGTGTTTATTAGAGTTTGTTACTGTAAAAATGCCAGGATTTGAGGCAGATGTAGCACCATCAGTCCAAGCAGCATTTGCAGTACCAAGAGCAATAGATCCGCCAAATGCGTTCCACAATACTTTTTCTTCACAAGTATTAACTACACCTTCTAAACGTGGTCTAAAATATGTAGAGAACGAAAAGTCTAATGGCTCAAGTGCAGTATTAAAACTACGTTGACCACGAGCAGGCGCTAAACCAGCTTCGTTTAATGTAACAGTGTCAACTGTTGTATTTTGACTAAAACTCATGCCTTCCAGTACCTGGATTTCAAAAGTATCAGTAGGTGTGAACGGTATTGCTTCGTCTTTATAAGCTCCGGCCCGAACACGGCCTTGACTATCTACGTTTGTAGTAAAGAAGACTCTACTATTACGAATTAAATTAACTGCCATAGTTATTCCTTTTTTTATGTTAAATAACTACAAAGTATTGCGACTAGACATTTATCTGTACTTATACGTTGTAATTAGTTGTGTGCGTATCGCACTTGTAAATATATCTCACCTACTCCGTACGGGGTAAGTAATCCCTCGTCAGTAGTTATAGACTGAACTAAAATTTCAGTCGTTTCCAAGTTATTATCTTGGTCATAGACTAGTACGCGATTTGCATCTACGCATCTTTCTATATCGTCTAGTAATAATTCTAAATTTTCTTGTGTTTGATCTTCGCTTTTAACATAACACTTAATACAGATTAACAAATATGCCCAAGTAAATCCACTTGGATGATAATCTCTTGTTTCTGTACCAGGAGTAAGATAGATACATGGAAAATCTTGAACTTCATCCCAGAATTTTAGTTTAGGATAACTATTATTACTTATGTTGGTTTTGTAAATTCCAGTACCATCAATTAATTTAAGTTTTTCGGCTAATGCCTTTAATATATGTGTTCTTTTACTCATACTAATATAGCCCTCATTCTGTCAGATACACTTTTTTGTGCAATTTCACGAATAGAGCTAGAAATTAACAACTTAGGATCTCTAGTCCTAGGATTACTTTGTCTACCACCAGTACTAAAAGTGGCGTAAGGATATTTCATATAATTATAATATACGGACAACATTCCTGCTCTGCTTTTTGAAATACTTTCAATCTTTACACTTTCTGCAAAGCGTCCGCTACGTAAATTTAAAATATCTTTTCTATTACCCTTACCCATATTTTTCTTTATGGTATCAGCAATAGCACCCTGAAGTAAAATCTGTAAACTAGTTAAATTAGTAACTGATCTTTCAGAAATTGAGAGTACAGGTAAATTTGCTGTTACTCTATCAATCTTTGGTAATTCAATTTTAGTTTTGGATCTATTTACTTTAGTTTTTTCTACAATAGTTGTACTACTATTATAACTGGCAGAAGGTTTTCCTGTTAGTAAATGAGACCTAAGATCTTCGTATAAATATTGTCGTAAAGTTTTAGAGGTTACTAAATCTAGTAATAGCCCTTTTGTTTCTCGTATTCTTTTGGTAAGTGCTTTGCCTATACCAAACTTTGCTTCCTTAGGCGCTTTTGCTAAATTTTCAGCCTGGGACTCTAATGATCCAATCATTATTCCAGACTCTATTAGCATCTCTAAAACTAATTTAGTATTATTAAATTTCTTTCTAACAATAATCCTAGTTTCTGCTTGTCCTGTTTCTCTACTAAATGTTCTTACTAATCTGTCTACTTTAGCATCTTTAGGCCACTCTATTAGTGCCTGAAGTAGTCTTGGACTAACTAATCCACGCTTAACTTCTGAAGAGCCTTCTTTAGAACTTATAATATCTATTTCAACGTGTCCAAGATTTTGTAATACGCTAAAGTTTTTGTCTAAGTATGCTTTTACTAAAGCTCTTGGATTATTCCCTGTATCTTGATCCATAACATTTGAAAACAAGTTATAGTCAAAATTAGCTTTTACTTTACTGCCAAAAGTACTTTGAATAGTTGTAAACTTAGGTGAAAGAATTAATACAGATTTATCTTTTTTAGATAATTCTTTTATAGTAACAGTTCTTTTAAATAATCTTTGTATGGTAGATTTAATTGTACCATTTTCCATTGAGATACTTGAATTTAAAGCATCTAATGTGTCCTGCAATTCTTTTGATGTTATAGAAGGTGAATTATCAATATATTCATTAATAGTTTTCTTATATGCAGAATCTAAAGCCTGAATGAATATATTTGGATCGTCTACACCTATCAGCTCACAAAGATCTTTGATGGCTTTTGATTCTGGTTGCAGTATATTTTTTCTAATACTGCCAATTTCTAAATACAGAGTAAATGGTAGTGTGCTATCAATATAGCCACGAATATCATTGTCTTTTTTATTAACGTAATCTTGTATAAACTTGTGATCTTCTTTCACCAGTTTTTTAAACCAATCCGCTGTATAGAACGCCATTATGTAAAGTCCGCCATATATTGATCTAATACACGTTTAATATGCGCGGGTAAATTACTGGTGGCTACATAGCTAACTTGAGTGGTATTAGGATTAATATCTCTATTACTATGAACAGCACCATTATTTTTAGAATAGTATTCTATTAGATCTAATACAGCTAATTTTAAGTCACCAGGTACTATTTCATATCCTGCGAAATAAACAATTTTATAGCCGTTAATTAGTTCTGGGAATCCGCCTGGATTAATACTAATAACTGAGTCACCTTTTGGTACCCAGTCAGTAAACTTTACTAAAGGAGTATAAGTTTTTCCATAATCTGCACTTCTTGCTACAGAAGTAATATTTACTACGGGAGTTTCTTTTAAGTAAATTTCTTTAAAACCGCCATCAAATATTTCTGTTTTTGATTCGTCATAGTAGTCTATGAATGTTCTACGGCAATAACTTTTAACAAAGTCACTAACCTTTGGAATTAAGAAATCAATTTCTATGTCAGAGTTTGTACTTGAAATTCCCAAGTAGGCTTTGTACTCTGCTTTTGTTACTAAATTTGTTGCCATGTACACCTCACTTGTTTTATAAAGCCACTCATGATGGCTTTATAAAACAAGACCCCCGAAAGGGTCTTGTTAATACAAATTACCTGATTAGGTAGCTGTATATTTGTGTGCTGTAACTGCGTTACCGTAGTTACTTGTAACACGTGTCATACCTGTACGTAAGCTAGCGACCATCACACGGCGTTGTGTTTCCACTAACTCTTGTGTGTCGATACGCAGACCACGCTGATTACCAACGATAAAGTTGCCTGGGTTCAAGCAAATTGCACCTGCAACGCCAGTACCTGGTGAAGCAAACTCACCGGAGACCAACACTGGGCTTCCACCGATTTGACCGATTTGACCAGTCAACAATGTAGCTTGTGTACCAACTTGATTCATTGTCTGGAACACTGTATCTTCAAGCAATTGATAGTATGTATCGGTATTAACGATATAAACCACTTCTGCAGGATCGAGACCCCAAGTGCCAAGACCTTGACGTAATGCGCGCATTTTAGCAACAGTCATACCAGCAACAACAGTATTACCTGTAGCAGTGGTGTTAGTAGCCCAAGCTGCTAAACCTTTGACAGGCACTGTAGCATCGCCGGCACCTAACAAGAAAGCTGCATCAACAGCACGTGCAACACGACGAATCATGCCATCACGGATGATTGGCATAAGAGCCAATAATGCATCTTCTTCTTCTTCGTAAGCTGTGTACTCATTAGTAGCAACTTTATATGCATTCAAAGTAATTTCTTTGATAGCGTGTGTAGCATTTCCACCAGCAGAAGCACCAGCAGCACCAAGTGTGCCTGGAACAGCGCCAAAGTTGCTGTTAGCAACCCAAGTAGCAGTACCTGCTTCTGGATTAACTGGAATAGTCATTACGTTAGTTTGCATAGCAATGTTGCGGAAGATAGGTGCAACAACTAAACGACGACGAACTTCAGCTTCTAAATTCAAAGAAACTTCTGTTTCCCAGGTAGCAGAAGGAACGTGAGCACCATACTTTTCAGCATAAGCACGACCTGTACGTGTACCTTCGATAGATTTACCAGCCATTTTAGCCAATAAAACTGCTTTCTCTTTATCAGCATAAGTCATTTCACCAGACTTGGTGTCTGTAAAAGTCATACGTGATTTTTGAATAGCTTCTAATTCAGAGGCTTTCTCTTTCAAAACAGACTCTAAACCAGCTAAAGCTGATTTGCTCTGCTCTGTTTGAGCTTCTAAACGTTTTTCAACTTCGGCCAACAAACGTTCAGCGCCTGTGTCACCAGTTGAGATTTGAGCAGCAACGGCTGCCTTGACTTTAGCATCGAAGTCTTGCTGAGCTTTATCAGCAGCGGCTTTTTGATCAGCAGCTTTAGTTTGAGCTTCGATAACAGCTTTAGCTGTAGATTCTGCGGCTTTAGTAGCAGCGTCTGCTAGCAATTGTTCTAATTGTTTTGGATCCATGATGTTCCATTCCTTTTTGATTTCGCTTTTTGCTTCCGTTGTGGATTCTAGCCCTTTAGCTGAGTCGCCTTTGGGTGCAAATTGCAGTTTGAAAGATTTAAATTCTTCGGCATCGTCAAATGCTTTAGAAAGACTAAATAGAGTATTTTGATTTGCTGGCACTGACACTACTGAAATTTCATGTAGTTCCAATTCTTTTACTACGAACAGCTCTGCAGCTGCATTGTATTCCGCGTCTATAATTCGGAATCCGATACTAAATGCGGTTAGTACACCGTCTTTTACAAGATTGTACACTTCTTCTGCTGCTGTGGAGATTCTGGCTTTAATCCATAATCCTTTGGCATCAATTTTGTGTTCTACCATTCGGCCAACTGGCTCACTATGATCGTGATACGCTAAAATTACTGGATTTTTCAAGTAATTTGCAATACCCTTTTCCCAGACATTTGTTGGCACTACATCTCCTTGACGATCTGTATCATTGGTACTTGCGTAGCCCATGATATAAATACTACCTTCTGGATCTGTACTTGCTGGTAGAGCATCACTCTTTATAAACGAGCTATTTAAGTATAGCACTTTATTTTTATCTACCATAATTTTCCTTTATTGCTGAGTATCTGCTGGTTTCTTACCGGGGGGTCTTCCACCTTGTGACGGGTCAGCGGCCGAACCTGCAATATTAGCAGGGATTCTTATTTCGTTATGTCCTGTCATTTCAGGGTAACGTAATTCTATTCTAGCTTCGTTAGCAGTAATAATTCCTGCATTAACTAATGTGGAGTAATATGCTGCTTGATCTTTTAATTCTGGTTGTAATGCTGAGACAGTGCTCGTGATTGCTTCTACATCATATCCGTAGTAACGCTCAATAGAAGACACAAATTTTCTTACAACAGGCAATACTGTTTCTAAATAAAATAATCGTAAGTTTGGGGAAATATTAGCATTGTTACCACCAGCTAATAAGATAGGTGGTACACCGATAACTTGCATTAATTTTTCACTATGTGTTTTAATAGACTCGTTAAAGTCCATTTCTCTAAAATTTGTGTCGCTTACTGTGGCAGGTTTAAGTCCCGAGTCTAAAATAACTGGGCGCTTTCCACCTTGTTTTGAACTATATTTTTGTAACCAGTATTGTATTGTTTTTTCTTTTGCGACTTGTGATAGTGTGTTTTCTGATGTTAATACCAAACCAAATACAGCACCATTTTCAAAGTATTGTTCTTGGAATTGTAACATTGAGTATAGGGTATTAATTGTTTTTTGCGAACTCTCCAATCGTGAACTACCACGATAGATTGACTGAGAATTTAAGTCCCTAAAGTGGAATACTTCGTTCTCAGGAAAAACAACTATACCATTGTATCTATAACCACTAATAAATGTTTTGACGTCTGTCAAAATTTCTACATTGATTGATGGTAAGTGGTACATAAATGTACCGTCAAAATGTATAAATACATTGCCTTCAAGAATTAAGTCTGTAAAAATAGCTTGACGAAATTCTTGAACTGATTGATATGGGTTTGGTCTAAAGTTTAATAAGTTGTGTAGTGTCTTTTGGCGAACACCAGCAACAATACCATCATTTAACTTATCTTTAATGTCATAGTCCATTGAGCTACATGCTGACACCAACATATTAACCGAACGGTTAACAGCTTCAATTTTTTTAAATGCTTGTTGGTAAGTAATTGTAGCAGTAGTTGTTACAAATGTACCTTCTGATTGAGCAATTCTAGCTTGTGCTGGGTTTAATTTTTCCACGACCCAATTACGTGTATTTGAAATCCATGACATATTTTATCCTAAGTAAATTGGCTAAAGAATGATCCTGAGCTAACTTTAGGAATAGGTTGACCACCGCCCGCAATTTTATCGCGCTGAAGCTCGATCCATCGAACTTGCTTGGTCTCTGAACCAGTCATGGGAGTTTTACCGTAAACACCGTGTAGTTGAATATGATGACGATTACATAGGGTGTAAACTTGATCATATAACTCACTGCGATGTGTATCAATAAACTCGTCACGAACAGCCAGAATCCCATCATCAGTAGAAATATCATAACTCATCTTAGCAGCCCAAGTATTTACTAGGGTAGTAATAGAGTGAGTATGGTGTAATTCTAATTCAGCTTGAGTATTACAGATATAACAATGATCTTGCTTTTCGTAAGCAGACTTGGCTCTATCTCTTATCCATTTAACTGCTATACGTTTATTGGTATTAGCAGCCATATTATTTTAATGTGCTACGCAGCATCCACGAATGCTTTTTGTGTGCATCTTGGCGATCAGCCAAAAAGTTTGATAACCCGTGATCACCCATTTGTTCGGCTAAAACAAATCCTTGACGGAATAATTCAGCCAAATTGTCACTATCTACCAAAAGCTCTTGAGCCATTGTAGCAGGTTGTTGTACTTGGTCTTGACCCATAATAATACTAAGTTCATTTAAAATTCCTAAAGAAGCAGGTGTATATGATTTAAGGGCACGAAGCTGTTCAGCAAATATATCTACCGATTCAAAAACTTCGTTATAGATGCGCTCAAATAATAGATGAAATTCGTAAAAGTTACTACCTTCAACATTCCAGTGAAAGTTAGCAGCTTTTAGATAGAACGCAAACTCTGAAGCAAACAAGGTTTGCATATTCTTTATGTACTGATCTTGATCCATTTTTTTATCCTGTGGCTTTAAACAAAACCTTAATACGCATTACATGTATTATACTATAAGAGCACTAAATTGTCAATATAAAAATTTTAACACCCTTAAATGGTATAAGTGTATAGTGCGTACCTAACGGCATCAGCCATATGACTATATTTATCGTGCATAGGGCGTTCGCGTTGTAGTCCTTCACGCTGATCCCAGCGATACTGATCGAACATAGCACGTACATTAGTACAGTGTGGAGCGACCTTTAGTCTACCTTGCTGTACTAAGGTCTGCACATAAGCAATACCAGGTAACACATCTTTTTTGGCTTTAGTAGTTGAAATGTTATATAAGTAAGCAAGGTCACTAGCAAACTGTGCTGCAGCCGAATCGATAAATACTACTTCAACTCCATGACGCTCATTTAGTTCTGCAAAATGTGCAGCGTGCTCGGCAGTAGTTTTTTCTGCCTTTAAATATTCGTCTACTACCCAGAAACAGTCACTATTCCAATCATATACAATTACACAAAATGCAGTCTCGTCTCTATATCCTGGATCGCAGCCAGCAATAGCTTCGCCTTTTAAGTCTTCAGGAGGTTCCATTACATCAGTATCTGCAAGTGAGTATATTTGACCCTCAAATGTAGTAAACGATGCTAAATATTCTTGTTCAAACTCTGCGCGACTCATCGAACGCTTAGCTTCTGCAACATCCGATTCAGCCATTCTAGTATTTTCAGTGTAGTCGGCCTGAAGTGAGATCCATTCTGGAAAGTTTGGGTCAAATCCACGATTCCAAAACTGTGAAAACCAGTTATTACGACCACGTGGGGTCGATATAAAAATAGCTTTAGCCTGTGGCTTGTCTAATGTAGGTCTGAGTGCTACATTAAAGGCAGCCTCACCACCTTCACCGAGCGCAGCTTCGTCGAAGATGATTAGATCATAAGATCTACCTACAGTCGAGTCTACTGTACTCAACGATCCCATGCGAATGGTACTACCATTTTCCAACTCAATAATCTTATCTTTTAAGTTGTCTCTAGCAACTTCCAAATCAAAGTGTTTTATCAATTTACGTTGTAGCTCGAATGAAATGCTGCTGAGATTGTAGTTTGGGGAAATGATTAGAACATTCGAACCAGGTACAAGTGTTACTAACTGACCAATAATGTTAGCTATATAGGTTTTGCCCAGTCTGCGTGCAAGTGCAGCGCAAATAAAGCGGTACTTGGGATCATTAACTGCATTAATTAGTGCAACCTGTGGACGATTGATTGTATCGTATACATCAAGCAGTTTTAAGTAATTTGTGATAGGTAGCTTAATAAATCTCTGTTGAGGGTCTATTTCAGTAATAGCATCTACATTGATATCTGGTCTAGAAACTAACAGCATTATTTGGTGGCCTTTGCTAACTCACGATAGCCTTGAGTAGTTGGATGTATTTTATCACTACTTGGTTGAAATTCTAAGGCTGTGTCGCCATATTCTTTAGCTAGTGTTCTTACTAACTCTGAAATACTAGTTTTATTTTGTGGAACTATCCAAAATACACGCTGTGCTTGTACTTTGCTACGCATTGTTTCTAGTTCACGTTTTGTTCTTACGCCAGTGTGGTCGTTAGCACCCAAACTAATAATGGCTGTACTTGCTAATAAATCTTTTGTACCGTATATCTTATTCCATTGCCAGCTATTAATACCGCCCTTGCTATACGAAACACATTCTTGCCTTTGTAGTTGTGTACCTACAGCAATAGAGTCGCCTAGTATAATACATTCTAACATTTAATTCCAATACTTACTTGAGTCTAAGTTATCCCAGTAGGATCTATTATTACGGTTTAAAAAGTTTTTGATTAAGTACTTGGTCATGCCAAAATATCCCATCTTGCGAAATCTACGTGAGTCTTGTCCGAAGTAGTGTTTTACAAGTTTAAACTTGTGAGTACTATACTTGCGTGATAAGAAGTAATCTTCGGATGTTGCAAACTGTTCTGGAAACCCGCCTAGTTCTACAAACTTGCTAGTACGTGTTAACATAAATGCACCAACTGCAAATGGTGAAAAGTACTTTAGCGTATTATTTATCACATTAAAGATAGTAAAACCAATTTGTGCACGTATGTCAGCATCATAGCATTTTGCATTTAAACCAATTAAATCCAAATTTTCTGTTTCTATTGTGCTAACTGCTTCATAAATAACCGTGGGTTTGAAAAAGCGTACATCAGCATCGATAAATAGTATATAAGGTGTGGTAGCTAAACGGGCTCCACGATTCTTAGCAATGGAAACAGGTCCGCCTTCAATGACTTCAATGTTAAGCTGTGGTCTATAGAGGTTTATAATCTCACGAGTCTTGTCTGTAGAACAATCAGCAATAATAATCTTAGTAAGGCCAACGCCTTGAGTTACTAAGTTATCTAGTAAGTGTCCTATATAGTCTTGCTCATTTTTTGACGGTATTACAATTGTTATCTTGTTGCTTAGGTTCATCTTTTTCCTTTAACCAAGTTACGATTTCCCAACGGCCCGAATGGTGTTCTACAAGTGCTGTACACGACTCAACCCAGTCACCATCGTTCATATAAGTAACACCGTTGATCTCTTTAATTTCTGCGTGATGTATGTGTCCACATATCACACCATCAAAGCCGCGCTTCTTACAATAGTTGGCTAGATTCTCTTCAAACTTAAATATAAAGTCTACAGCTTTTTTAACTCGGTACTTAAGATACTTGCTAAGACTAAAGTACCCAAAACCCATGCGGTGACGTAACCAATTATATTTTGAATTGAGCCCAAGAATAAAGTCATAGGCTTTATCTCCTAAAAATGCTATCCATGGTGCTAAACGGGTGATGCCGTCGAATAAGTCGCCATGTGTTACTAAGTAGTGCTTACCATCAGCACCTATGTGTTCGATTTGATTGTGTATTTCTACTAAGCCGAATGAAAAGCCATAAGGTATCATAGGACGTAGAAACTCATCATGATTGCCTGCTATGTAAACCACCCTGGTGCCACGTTTAGCGTGGCCTAGTACTCGTCTGACTACGCTAGTATGCGACTGCTTCCAACGCCATTTATTTTGCTGTATTCGCCAAGCATCAATAATGTCACCAACTAAGTAAAGTGTTTCGCAGCTATTATGTTTTAAGAAATTATTTAGTTTATTAGCTTGTGAGTCTGCAGTACCTAGGTGTACGTCGCTAACGAAGATTGAGCGATACGTAGTAGGCAACATTAGACGCCTTCTCCGCTAATTAGTTGTTGTACTAGCTTACCATACTTGCTGCCTTCAAGGCCTTCATTGATTTGAACGTTAACTTGCTTTTGTGGTCCGGTTTGAGTTTTGGCTTTTTCTAATTGAATTTCTCGGTCTAGTAAATCCATAGACATTTTGTGAGACATTTGAAGTAGTTCGGCAATGTCTTTTGTAGAACCCATTTGAGATTCTTCTAACTCATGAAATTTTTGTTTAATGAGGGCATCCATTGCTTTTCTCATTAAGAAACGATTATTGTATCCACTATCAAAGAATACTGAGTCAATATAACCTTTTACTTCTCGTTTAGCTAAAATACTGGTGACAACTTCTGGGTCTATCCCCAGTTCATCTGCAACTTGTCTTGCATCATTCAGTTGTAGGTATGCGTTGGCTACTTCCAGTGCCTCGGGGCTAATACGTACAGTTTCGGCTGGTAGGTGTGTAGTCATAGGTCAATCCTTTTTATAGAGTATAGCAGTTTAAGCAAACTTTTGCAAGTGTAGATTTTGGCACCTTTTTGTTTTGGGAGAATTTCTATATGTAGGCCGTGTCGGGGGGCCCCAGCGTGTGTGAAATTTCAATGTCAATTAACCCCCCTTGTCAATAGGTGTTTACACCTATGTTGTATATACACACATATAAAAAATAAATGTTGCATTTGCTATTGTCTCGCTTTATAATAGAGGCTTAGACAGACAGATAAACACTTGAAAGGAAAATTATCATGACTACTAAAACTGTGAACTATACCCCTGAGCAAACAAGCAAAATGATTGCTGACTATCAGGCGGGTGCAACTGTTGAGACTCTTGCTCAAGAGTTGGGTAAGACTGTGCGTTCAATCGTTGCAAAGCTCTCACGTGAGAAAGTATATCAGGCTAAGACTTATGTGTCAAAGTCTGGCGAGACACCAGTCAAGAAAGATGCTCACGCTGATTTTATTGGCGAGGCTTTGGGCTTGACTGAATCAGATACCGATTCGCTTACAAAAGCGAATAAGGTAGCATTGGCTAAGATTGCCGATTTTATCAGGGCTGAAAAGTTTTGATCTAGGGGTAGGGGATTAATCCCCTACACTTGACATGGCTATTACATTGTGATATAATATACACATACACTAAGGAAAATAAAATGACTAAACATGATATCGAATTTTGGGCTTATGTAATTGCTCTCAAATTAATTTTAGTTGGCTTGATCATTGGGTATGGTTATTATGTTACAATGTGATCATGCAAAACCTCAATGACTACATCACATTTTTAGGACTAACAAAACCTGTTGTTGTGCGTGTTAATTCACGCACACATAAGGCATGGGATGGTTACTACATACCACGCTATAACAACAAAGGTAACTTAGCCGAGCATCGCATCACTGTATATCTTAAAGATAGAAGCAGGGATTTTGAGACTACTCTGGCACATGAGTTAATTCACGCATGGCAAGAAGAAAATAAGGTAACAGAATATCATGGCAAAGACTTTAAGAGAATTGCTAAGAGAATGGAAAAGCATTTTAATCTGACAAACGTATTCATTAAGGGTACAGATATTTGAAAACGAAAGGATTACAGAATGAAATGTAATACTTTTGTTTCTGGAGGCGCCAATTATACCATGTATAATTGGGGCGTGTCAATAGGTGTAAACACCTATGTTGTATTTTTGCTAATCTGCAAATATTTGTTGACAGATCAAAAAATATCGGTATAATAGAACACATGAACACAAAATACACTAAAAAACAAATTGCAGAATTCACAAAATTTTGCTTGCGTCACGAATTGAAATTTGCTACAATAGCAGAATACAATGGTGCTATCACACAATACTTTTTGAAAGACTAAAAAATGTTTACAGAACATACAACAATTGACCAGATGCAAGCAACACTCTGGGATTTTTACAAAGATGTGCATGGATATAGACCTAGACATTGGACACAACAAGAATGGGACTCTAGAGAATTTTTGCAAAAAGAATTTGACAGTTTATCAAAAATCATTGATAATATGTCAGATGAGCAAAAAATTGCTGAGGGTTGGGGTTCTGTAACTTTATAGACTGAGAAAATAAAATGACTGATTTTGAAATTGTAAAAAACTATATGGATACAAAATATCCACAAAAAACCTATGCTATGCAAAATGGTAACAAATGCGTTTGGGTTAGCATGGGTTTGTGTGATATGTATTTTATTTTGCGTGATAGCAAAATTGTAGATATTCAGGTTGACTAATTTGAATACTTTTGTTTCCTATAAAAACTGGAAACAAAAGTATTACATTTCGAGGCGCCAAATTATATCATATAATTTGGGCACGTGTCAAGGGTTTTTGCAAATATATTTTTTATGTTGTATTTTTGCACAAATGAAAAATAATTGTTGTATTGGCTGTTTTTCGTGTATAATTCACTCATACACTAAACAAGGTTTACAAAATGGCTAAAATTACAAAGGTTTCAATATATGACATGGATGGAACAATCGTTGACAGTTTACATCGCTACCGCACAATTATATCTGACAATGGGGAACGGATTGATCTCGATTATTGGAGAGAGAATGAATATCGTGCTATGCAAGATTCACTCTTACCACTTGCAGAGCAATATAAAAATGATCTCAGAGATGAAAATTGTTTTGTTATTATTGCTACTGCCCGTGTTTTGCGTTCCGCTGATAATGAGTTTATCACTTCTGTTTTAGGTGAGCCCGATTATATCATTTCAAGAAATGATGGTTCTAATATCTCAGGCGGTTTACTTAAAATAAATGGTTTGGCTAAATTTTTTAATTTAGTTACTTTTCGTGATGCTGAATTTACATTTTACGAAGATAATGTAAATTATTTAAAAGCGGTTTGTGATCGCTTCAATATTCGGGGCGTTTATGTTCCATCAAAACAAGGGCATTAAAATGATTCGTTTTATATTTGGTTTATTGGTTACAATGGGTTCGGTTGGCGGTTTAGATAATAATGGAGATTTGCTACAATGCACAATTTTAGCCATTATCGGTTTAGCGATAATGGGTTGGGGCGTTTTTGACAAATTAGCCGTGAAATAAATTTGAATACTTTTGTTTCCCATAAAAATTGAATACTCAGGTATTCAATTTTGCGCCAATTTTATCACATAAAATTGGGGCGTGTCAAGTTTTTTCGTATAACTTATTTTTTGTGTGTGTTTAAAAAACCACACCTATTTTTATTTTTATGTGTTAAGATGTAGGCTTACCAACTAAGGCACACAATGGCTAAAAAACAGTTTTTTGCAATTCTCGACACCGAGACAACTATTAATGATACTGTTGCAGATTTTGCAATTATTATTGTTGATCGCAATGGCAAAATTTACAATCAATGTGCGGTTTTGGTCGCTGGACATTATAACACAATGGAATTATTCCATGATAAAAAAGCAAATGATATTTGGGGTTATGAGGGTTTGAATAAACGCAAAGCGCAATATGTTGCAATGCTAGATAATGGCTTGCGTATGATTGCTTCAGTTAATGCAATTAATAAATGGATTAACCAAGCAATTGGCAAATATAATCCTACACTTACCGCATATAATCTTGCTTTTGATTTATCAAAATGTATGAATACTGGTATTGATTTATCAGGGTTTAATAATAAATTTTGCTTATGGCAAGCAAGCATTGGTAATATTTGCAATACTAAAAAATACAAACAATTTGCATTAGAAAATCATGGTTTTAATAATGTTACTAAACATGGTAATATGACATTCAAAACAAATGCGGAAATGGTTTGTGGTTTCATTAATAATAATTTTGTTATTGAGCCACATACTGCATTAGAAGATGCAAGAGATTTTGAATTGCCGATATTAACTAATATTATTAAAAAGCGTAATTGGCAAGATAATATTATTGCTTATGATTGGAATAAATTTCAAGTCAGGGATCACTTTAAAGCATAAAGGATAATCGGGGCTAATAACCCCGATTAATATAAAAATGGAAAATATAGGTTGGATTGGTTCAATATTATTAGCATTTTGTGGATTACCACAAGCAATAGAATCATATAAAACAAAATCATCCGAGGGATTAACTTGGGGATTTATTGCAATGTGGTTTATTGGTGAGATATTCACAATAATATATGTATTCCCTAAAATGGATTTACCATTATTATTTAATTACTCTGCTAATATAATGTTTTTATCGGTTATTATTTATTATAAAATAAAACCTAAAAAATGATTGTAATACTTTTGTTTTCAAATAAAATGGGAAACAAAAGTATTACTTTTTTGAGGCGCCAAAATTATATCATAATTTTGGAGGCGGTGTCAAGCATTTTTTAATAACTTATTTTTTGTGTGTGTTTAAAAAACCACACCATTTTTGGTATTTTTCGGGTATAATTTAAGACATGGACAGACAAAAATTAGAAGCAAGATTAAACAAAAAATGCGAGAGCATTTGGGAAACCTTGGGCGAAATTCATTGCAAGCTAATTCGTTTTAATCCGCCCACAATTAAATTAGATGCTAGATTATGGCGAACTGCGGGAATGAATCACCAAGAGGAAAATATGGTTCGCTTAGGCTATAAATTTTTTCTGCACTCACAAAAATATTGTGATATCATGGTTGCGGAAATTTTACCGCATGAAATTATACATCAAGCCGATTTCAATCTTTTTGGAATATCCGAAAAAAATTGTGGTCATGGTGCTAATTGGCAAATGCTTATGGTACAATATGGACTAGAAGCTAAAAAATATCACTCAATGGAGATTTCAAGATGATAAACAAAATTTCATGGTTAGGGACAATATCAAGCATTATCGGTGCTTTTGTTGTTGCTAGTAAATTATTTTTAATTGGCTATTGCTTTTTTATTGTTGGTTCTGTTTCATGGTTAATTGTTGGAATTATCAGAAAAGATAATTCACTAATCGTTTTAAATGGTACATTCTTTTTGGCAAATATTCTAGGATTATATAATGCAATTAATTAAAATCTTTTTTCAAATGATTTGGCATTTTTTATATTATCGCCCTGATAAAATATTGGTCACAATTATTTTGCCTTTTATTATTATTTGTACTCAAAATTATAATCAGAATATGCTTGAATATAAAAAATTTATTTTTGATAAATAAAATATTGTAATACTTTTGTTTTCAGATAAAATGGGAAACAAAAGTATTACTTTTTGGGGCGCCAAAATTATACCATAATTTTGCAGGACGTGTCAATAGGGATATACCCTAATGTTGCATACAAACCACAAATAACCCCACAAAAAATAAGTTGTTGCAGATTCTGAATTTTTTGTTATAATAGAGACTTCTCCACTCCACTACTCTGAAAGGGTTTAAAATGACAGCAAAAACTGTAAACTATACCGCAGAACAAACTGCGAAGATGATTGCCGATTATCAATCTGGATTTTCGGTTGAAACTATTGCCGAAAATGTCGGCAAAACTGTTCGGTCGGTCGTTGCAAAATTGAGCCGTGAAAAGGTTTACCAAGCGAAAACCTACACTTCCAAAACTGGCGAAAAACCAGTTAAAAAAGACGTTCATGCCGATGCAATCGGTGCAATTTTGCGCTTGAATGAAAACGATATTGAATCGTTAACAAAAGCAAACAAAAATGCTTTAAAAGCAATTTTTGATGCTTTGGCTAATTCAAAGCCAATTTAAAATTATCTTAGCATAATTTTAATAACCCTGCAAATTGCAGGGTTATTTTTTGCTTTAATAACCCTACTGTGAGTAGGGTTATTGGCGCCAAAATTATAACATAATTTTGGCGAGCGTGTCAAGAACTATTTTGTAGGTGTTTTCCCCTATGTTGTTTTTATGCAACCTGGCACGATTCTTGCGCCATATGGGCTGGCACGATTCTTGCTATTAGCAACTTCCGTGCCTACAAATAAGTTAGTTAGCACTCACTGGGGCGGTTCATTTAAGTTAGCGAGCACTCACTGGGGCGGTCATGTTAAGTTAGTTAGTACACGCTAACACAATTTTTGCCACCATAAAAAATGAGTACTTTAGTACCACATTTTTATGCTGCGCCAGTGGAAATCCTTGTCAAGTGGAAATCTTTGAGGTACCGCAGGCGCCAATTATACAGTGCCAAACTGAATCTTGTCAAGTAAAAAATTTTAAACCAAACTGAATTGAAATTTTACGTTTATAATTTTGTATTTGAAGTGTTTTGCAAAGTTTTGTATAATATATATATTGATGAGAGGGAAACCAACATGACAGACAATGAATTTTTTAAGTTGGATCAGGAGCTATGGTTCACGGAATACGTGGAGTCGGAGCTATCGAAAAAAGTTAGTGATACCAACACACAGATTGAAAATTTCTTTCTTGATGTTCCATTCTGATCAGTGTATAATAGAATCTTAAACAGCGCAGAAACCAAAACATAAAGGACATATGATGACTGACAAAACTGTAAACTATACCCCCGAGCAAACTGCTGAACTCGTTCAAGCATATGTAGAAGGTCAGAGCGTAGAAAATTTGGCAATGCAATTGGGTCGTAGCACTCGAAGCATTGTAGCTAAATTGTCTCGTGAAGGCGTGTACAAAGCTAAGAGCAAAGCTTCTGGCGTTGCCCGTGTTAAAAAAGCTGATTTGGTAGATCAGATCGCTGCACGTTGCGGTGTAGCTCCAGAGATTTTTGAATCACTGGAAAAAGCCAATCACGAAGTGTTGGAGCAGATTGCTTTTAACCTGCGTTGATTGTTACGGTTGGGGGTCAAAAAATATTCACTTGATCTCCAGCCCCTTTTCATGTATAATTAATCTATAAACAGTCGGGAAGGGCTTAATGAATGGCTAAGCAATTAGCCGCCCGTCTGCACAAGAACACTTACTCAACCTTTGACAAAATATTATTAGTCTGAAATGTAAGGTAGTCTAGTTGCAACGACTGTTATTTTTTACTTGAAA